CAAAAGTGCAGAGAGATTTGACATCATATGCTGAGTCATCAGAATTAAACAAATATGGGGCAAGATTTAAGTACAGTCGCTTCTTAAAAGTAATTGATTCAAGTCATGAGTCAGTTACATCTAACATTACAACTGTTGAAATGAGAAGAGATCTTCGATTAGCCATTTCTGAGGTGGCAGAATATGCAATTGACTTTGGAAATGAGTTTCATATTCAATCCATGAATGGGTTTAATATACGTTCAAGTGCTTTTCGAGTATTAAATATAAACACAGATGTTTATTTGTACGATATTCCAGATTCAACTGGTGAAAAAGGTCAAATATCATTATTCTCTTTAGATGAGGGATCATCAACACCTGTTATTCAAAGAAGAAATATTGGTGTAATCGATTATAAGAAAGGACGCATCACTTTAGACCCCATAAATATAGTATCAGGTAAAACAAAAGACAATGTTGACATTTTGGAGATATCAGCCACTCCCGAATCAAATGATATCATTGGATTGCAAGATCTTTACTTACAATTAGATAGTAGTTTTGTTGATATGGTTGTAGATGAGATCAGCTCAGGTGCTGATCCATCAGGTTCAACATATACTGTAACAACAAGTTACAAAAATGGAAACATCATAAGATAAAAGATGTCTGAAAAGAGAGTTAAGTTAAATCAGATAGTTAAAAACCAATTACCCTCTTATGTGCAAGAGGATTTTCCTTTGGTTGGCAGTTTTCTGTCTCAATATTATCAAGGACAGGAGTATAAAGGTGGGCCGGTAGATTTAATTCAAAACATTGACTCTTATATCAAATTAAGTGAATGTGGAAGTTTAATAAAATCAACAAATACGACTGCAGCTGCTGGAATATCAACCTCAACTATTTTTGTATCGAATACAACAGGATTTCCTGATAATTACGGACTTATAAAGATAAATGATGAGATAATAACATATGAAAGTAAGACAGATATAAGTTTTGTTAATTGTAAAAGAGGTTTTAGTGGAATTACATCATTTCGTAATCCCTCAGATCCAGAAAATCTTGTTTTTTCAACTTCAACTGCTCAAAATCATGAAAATGACACTGTTGTTGAAAATTTAAGTGTTTTATTTCTTGATGAATTTTTAAAAAAGGCAAAAAACCAATTTTTACACGGTTTTCAAAAAGATTTAAACGAAAAAGTTAATAAATCACAATTCATCCGTCAAGCAAAAGACTTTTACTCTACAAGAGGAACTGATGAGTCATTTAATATACTATTTGGAGCTTTATATGGAGAAAAAGTTGATATACTTCGTCCTATTGATGATGTAATATCCCCATCTAATGCAAATTATCTAAAATCAAGAGATATAGTCGTAGAAATATTAGATGGTGATCCAGAGAAACTTGTTAATCGCACTTTGTATCAAAATGAATTTGAAAATATATCAAAAGCGTATGCTCCAGTTGCATCTGTTGAAAAAATCTCTGTAGGTATTGCAACTGAGGATTATTTTAAGTTAAGTCTTGATGCATCACAAGCCACCGGTGGATCTACAAATTTAATTTACGGTGAATTTTCAAATCATGCCAAAACAAAAATAATCGGACAAGTTGGCATTGCTCAAACTTTTATTGATGTTGATTCTACTCTCGGATTTCCTAATTCTGGAACTTTATCATTTTTATATCAAAATGGGACTTCTGGTGTTTGCACGTATTCTGATAAAACAACAAATCAGTTTTTAGGCATTAACACAACTGGAATTGCAGCAATCATATCCGACAATACTGCGATTGATCAGAATACCTTTGCGTACGCTTCAGATGGATCTGATGATCAAGGAATCAGAGTAAAAATACGAGGAGTTCTTAATAATTTTATTATTCCACCAAATGTTAATAATCAATCGATTGATTCAAAAATAAAAATAAAAAATTTAGGTAAAATAGGAAATAATGTTAAAGAAAATAATTGGTTATTCAATACAGCTCAAAGTTATGTTGTAAAATCTTTAGAAATTGTTGATTCAGTAAATAACACGTACAAATTAGTTACTCAAGATATTAATATCCTTCGTATCGGTGATCAAATTACAACTCATGAAACTTTAGCAGAAGGTACACAATGGGGTGATAAAATTACATCATCTTTTGAACCAGCATCAAATAAAATATACATTGTCACAGATGTTTTTGATAAAAATACATGTTTAATAACAGGGACTGGAATTACAGATCCAAGAAAAATTACAAAAGTAAGTAGAAGGATTTCAAAGGTAGATTCTGACATTCACCCAGATTTAAACAAATTTACTGCGAATATTCAAAACATATACATCAAACCAGATGGTGGGACAGTAAATGGTGTCCCATATTATGGCCCATCACATGAGCATCCCACAAAAGGGACTATGATGGTCGGTGATAGACATGTTCCATTTTTTCATAATACGATTGATCCAATTGAAGGTCAGAATAAAGTTTATGTTACATCATCATCATTACCTTTCACTGGTAATTCTAAGTTAAATCCTAAAACTCAAAAATTAACCTTTGGTGGCACTTATAACCGTAATGATGAAGAAATAAAAATATCTGATCAGGTTGATCACAATTACTTTACAGGGGATGCTGTATATTATACACCTCAAAAAGGATCAGTTAATACAATTGATTCTGAGGGTAAAATAATTACACAAGAGTATATTATAAGTAGATTATTTGCTGAAGGATTATACTATGTAAAAAGAGTAGATGCAAACATAGTTAAGTTTGCAAAAAGTCAGTCAGATATTTACAGTGAAATATTTACTAAAGTTAGTCCTGACGGTGGAGTTGATTCTGTTACAATAACATCAAATGATGTTGAAAAGTATGAATTTCATGAGAAAGTTATTGAACCTCAAAAATTAGTTCGTGAAGTGATAACACCAGTAAATGATTCAGAAAAAGTTGAGACAAAGCCTGGATATACTGGAATATTAGTTGATGGTGTAGAAATATTAAATTACAAATCAAAAGACTTTGTTTATTTTGGAATTTTAGAATCTGTAAATGTTGTAAAAGGTGGAGAGGGATTTGATGTAATAAATCCACCAGTTATTGCTATAAATGATGCTGTTGGTAGCGGAGCGACTGCAACTGCTGCTATAAGAGGTTCTCTTCAAGAGATAAGAATACTAAACTCCGGTTTTGATTATGTTGAAGAACCAATCATAAAGATTACAGGTGGAAATGGCACCGGTGCAAAAGCTGCAGCAAAATTAAATGTCATACCTCATGAATTAACTATTAATGGTGATGGTGTTGGTCTTGGAACTATAAAATTAGACGCTGCGGGAATTAATACATCTTCAATAGGATTTACTACCTATCATCGATTTAGACCCGGTGAGAGAGTCGTATACGACCCTCTGGGGAGCATTCCTATTGTTGGGTTAGCAACACAGGCAACTTATTATGTATCTTCAGTATCAGAATATACTATTCAATTACATAAAAGTTATGATGAGGCGATTACAGGAGTTAATGCAATATCATTTACGGACTTTGGAAGTGGTGTTCAGTCATTCAAATCTTTAAATGGTAAGGCTATCGTAAGTTCCATTGTTGTTTTGGATAGTGGATCGGGTTATGAAAATAAATCAAGATCATGTGAAACAACTGGTATAAGCACTGCTTTAAGTGTAATCAATATAGAAAATCATGATTATAAAACAGGTGAAATTGTAAAGTATTCCGTGAACGGAACAGCGATTGATGGATTGTCAACTGACAAAGAATATTATGTTTCGGTTATCAATGAAAATCAATTTAAACTCGCTGCCGTTGGAGTTGGTACAACTGTTAATAATTTTTATCTAAAAACAAAACAATTTAATGAGTTAAGAAATGTTGGAGTTGGAACTCATACATTTAACTATTCACCAATATCTGTAGAGGTGATTGGTAGAGTTGGAGTATCATCAATATCTGGTAATACATTTGAGGCAACTGTTCAGCCTATTTTTAGGGGTGAAATAACATCACTACAATTAACAAACACCGGCGTAAGTTATGGTTCCTCTGAAATACTTAACTTTAACAGAGTTCCCGAAATAAATTTAAACACTGGAAGAGATGCTGTTATTACACCTGTGGTAGCGAATGGTAGAATTGTTGATGTAAGTGTAAGTTATGGTGGAACTGATTATAATTCACCACCAGATTTAGTGGTATTAGGTGTAGGGTCAGATGCAAAACTCACTCCTCAAATAAATTCTTCCGGAACAATAACTTCAGTCAATATTGAAAGTGGTGGTATTGGATATGGTGTTACCTCAACCAGTGTGAGGGTTGATGCTTCTGGTAAAGGCGCAGGATTCAAACCAATTCTTCAAAAGTGGAGAGTCAATCAATTTAGAAAAAATTTATCAAATTTAAATGATGATGATGTCTTCATAAGCACACCAACAAATCGTTTATTTGGACTTCAATGTTCATATGCTTATGCACCAAGAAATTTAAGAAAAATATCATATGCAAACGATGCGGATGGAAATACCCTTTTTGGTAAGAAAGATTTATCTATAATCAATGGTGTTGAAAGTGACAGTGATCAACACTCACCTATTTTAGGATGGGCGTATGATGGAAATCCAATTTATGGCCCATATGCATATTCAAGAAGAGATGGTGGTGATATAGTTCAAATTAAATCTGGATATGTTGAGGAGGCAAGTAAGAAAGATAATAGACCTCCTGTTAGTGCATTTCCACCAGAGTTTTTTGTAGAGGATTTTACTTTTAAAGTATCAAATGATGATTCAGTTCTTGATGAAAATAATGGAAGATTTTGTATCACCCCAGAATATCCAAATGGGACATACGCTTATTTTGCTACTTTTGATTCTGCATCAGCCTCAGATGGGATATTTAAAAATTTTAAAAAACCATTGTTCCCCTATTTAATAGGTGACAAGTATAATTCACGACCTAACAAATTTAACTTTAGTCGAATTTCTAATCAAACTGACTTTGATGTCAATAAATCGAACGCAATAAGAAATACATATTCACTTTCCATGAATAAGGACTTTAGTGGATATGATTATTTAACAGAATCATATAAATTTGTAAAACAAGACTCTAATATTGATTTTGTAACAAAAGGTGGGGTAAATTCTGTAGGAATAACATCTGGTGGAGTTAACTACCGAGTAAATGATCGAGTAGTATTTGATCAAAATGTTCCAAATTCGTTTGATGCACAAGCAAAAGTCACAAAAATAAAAGGTTCAATATCAGGTATAAGTGTATCGAAAGAAAGTATTTCTGGAATTAAATTTTATAGGGAGTTTGGAAAAACATTTGTTGGTATCGCATCAACTTCTTTAAATTTACAGAATGGAGTTACTGTAAATGTTGGAGGTCTTTCGACAACAAGATCGGAGTTAGTTGGATCATACAAAATTGGAATAAGTTCAACAAGACTTATTTTATCACAGGGAATCGGAACGGCTGGTGCAACAGGCATAGTCACATTCTTCAATGTTGAGGGTAACATAGAAGGTATTAGACCTAACGATAGATTTAAAGTAGGTCTTTCAACAGAAACTGTTAAAGTATTAGAAGTTGACACTCTCTCTTCTCGAATTAGAGTATTGAGACCAGTTGAAGCAGTTGGAGTATCTCATACTCAATCAACCATTCTTGAAGAGATTCCTAGAGTCTTTACGTTTTCCTCTGGTATTGAAACAAGTTTCCCAGTTAGTGAAGACAGAGAAATATTCTTTAACCCATCAAATTCAATTGGAACATCTCATTCAAATCCCGACAATGAGACTGGTATAGGTGTAACAATCACAATTAATAATCCCGGAGCAGGGCCTAGCACTAGGTTGATTCCAAGAGGATCAATCTTCCTTCCTAAACATGGACTAAAAACTGGTGACGTTGTTAATTATGAATTAAATGGTGTAAATGGATCAGAGGTAGCACCGAAAGTCAAATTCTTTAGTGCGACTCCTACAGTTGATTCAACAGTTGGTATTGGTACTTCTTTATTTGTTATAAGAAAAACAGATGATTTGATTGGATTATCAACTGTTAAAGTTGGATTGGGATCAACTGGTGTAAGATTTGGAATTGGAATCACAGCAGGTGATATTGGAACATCAACAAGGCCAAATTATGAGGAAATACAGTTTATAGATGTGGGTGTCGGATCTATTCATAGTTTAAGATTTAAAGGAAAGGATGTTGTAAACGGATCAATTACTCGAAATGTTGTAACTATTGTTGGAACAGGAACTCACGGATTAACAAATAATGATTCTGTATTTGTAGATGTTAATACCGGAATCAATACAACAATAACAGTTAAGTATAACAAAGTTCGTCGTAAAGCAGTTTTCAATCCATTAGATTATGTTGCAGCAGGAATCACAACAGGGGCTGCCACTGGTGGTATTAGAGATTCAATAAACATTGATGATCATAAATTAACAACAGGAACAAAAGTTATTCATACATCAGATAGTCCAATTGGTTTAGATAATAATAAAGAATATTATGTTTATGTCGTAGACTCAAATACTTTAAAATTTGTTGACAGTAAATATCAACTATCTCAAGATTTCCCAGAGTTTGTTGGGATATCCTCCACTGGAGATGGAACAATTTCTCCTATCAATCCTCCTTTCGTATTTTACAATGGATCTAACGCTATCTTTGATTTAAGTGATGCATCATTATCATACACACAAAGTGCCACATCTTACCCTGCTTTCTATTTCGATTTTTACAAAGATCAAAAATTTAATGAAATTTATGAAACAAGCGGTATCACAGCTTCTTTTGATGTTACTAGAACTGGAACACTTGGTGTCACTGGTGATGCAAAAGTAACTTTGAAAATTGATGCAAATACTCCAAAAAATTTATACTATAAATTATCACCAGTAAACACATCCGATAATTTAACAGAAAATAAAGAAATAACTGTCGATGATGAAGTTTTATTAAACAATAATATTACAACAAAAGAAAGTCTTTATAGTGGCAGATTTAATATAGTTTCTACTGGATCTACAACATTCACATATGATTTACCAATCGCACCTGAATCGGACTCATACTCACCAACGACATCGACTCTAAGATACTCAACAATATCTACCAGTGCTTACGGATCTATTGATGAAATAACAAT